CTGTTGAAACTAACGAGTTCACATCGCTGGAAGTTGATCCACAAGCCCACCCACAGACAGCATCGCTGTCGTATGTGACTAATGGTGCGCGGTTGTTGCAACACGTTCACGTTAGAGAAAACAACCTGATGTACACGGGTGCAGGGTCACGTCTTTCAAATAACGTCTGGTATGACATTGATAGGTACTACGACAATAACAGTGCGTGGGTAGCTGGAGATAGACTACGCCCACAACTTACGTCACTAGCTGCGGCGGGCGAATCGTCTGGTTTCATGCATTACATAAATATTCATGTAGGATGGGATTATGGCTCATACCACCAAGGTGGACGGGTGATGCGTAGGTATTCTTCAGATGGTGGGTCAACATGGAGTGCATGGGAAACACCGATAGAAAACCGAAATCCGTACTCTAACGGTGCGAGAACGGATGTAGACTTTGGTGCGTATGTATATACCAGCAACGGCGCAACATATTCATACCAAGGTGAGCAAGTTCAGTTCAACTTTCTGGATCGGCAGATTGTGAGTGGTCGTATGTATCAGTACAAACTGCAATTCAAAGGTCTGAACTCTACCCCGCTTATCTATCTGAACTGGCATCCAAACGTAAATAACCAAAACTACTCTCGTACTGGTAACAGTGAGTGGAATGTCCAAGAGGTGTTGCTATGACACAAGTTACAATCGATCTAGGTAAGATCAAATTTAACTGGCGGGGTGCGTATGATCCCGCCGTTACTTACTATAAAGACGATGTGGTGTCTTACGGTGGATCATCTCATATCCTGAAGGTTGATAGTTCAACCGCCGTTGCCCCTGTTTATGTCAATGGTGTCCACCCTGCGTGGGATCTCATGGCACAAGGAGGCGACCCAAGTTCCATCATGACCACACAGGGCGACCTTCTGTTACGCGGCAACGCTGGACTTGAACGTCTTCCTATTGGATCAACAGATCAAGTCTTGATGGTCAACAGTGCTGGCACTGGATTAACTTATGGTGACGTAATTTATCCTGGTCAGATCATGGAAGTGCTTACAGGTCAGTGTGATGGATCACAAGTGACTGTTCGATCTGGTACTTACACACTACCTAACGTGACGACATACCAAAATTTCTCTACCAGTTACCAAACAATTACAGGTAGTGAGTTTGCGTATACACCACCAACTGGTGCAACCCGCGTTAAGTATGAGTTTGAATGGCTGATGGAAGATGAGTCGTATGGTGGCATTTCGCACCATAAGTTCTTCATCGATAATGTTGAAGTCACACAAGCAAGACAGAACGTAAACGACCAGTATTCAACATCTAGTCATGGTCAACAACTCGTCAATTTCACTTGGGTGATTGATTGTAATGCCAGTGCTGATAACTCAGCAAAAGGCGCATTCACAAGCTGGACATCACCTAAGACAATGAAGTGGATGTCGCGTGATTACTCAGGTAGTTACCAAATCAGAGCGCACTTCAACACATGGTGGGATGGTACTAGCGCATCGGGAAGCAACACATTCCGTATTCCTAAACTAACAATTACAGCAATCGCGTAAAGGAGACTGTCATATGAGTACAGTAAGATACGACTTAGCCATGCACAGTCTTTGTACTGGTAAGCTGTTTGCTTGTGCGGACACTTCATACGAAGGAATAACGTGGCATGACACAGAGGGGGGCATCCCTACAAGAGAAGAACTAGAAGCAGAGTGGGCAACTATGGAAGCCGCTCATATTGCGGCAGAGCGTGAGATGAATCGGATGATGGCTTACCCGTCTATTGATGAACTCGTAGTTGCTCTATGGGAAAAGCTGGTGGAGACAGACGGTCTAACGTCTGAAGACATCGCGGCAATCGAGACACGCCGACAGGCAGTTAAATCTGAGATTGTGTGATGACTAAGGATACACAAGCTGAACTAGAGAAGCACGAAGCTGAGTGCGCTGTCAGATACGAGATGGTCACTCAGAAACTTGAGTCTCTAGATAAACGTATGTGGCGGTTAGAGGCTATGATCATGGGGTCTACTCTTGTGGTTGTATCCCTCGCCGCTGTAATCTTCTCTAAGATATAAGGGGGCATATATGCTGGCGGAACTTGCAGCCGCCAACGCCGCCTATAAAATTATCCGAACCGCTATATCCAATGGTCAAGAACTCGCTAGGGTGGGTTCTTCCATTGGTGCGTGGGTCAATGCCAAGGAAGACCTAACGAAAAAAGCGCACACAGAGAAGAACTCATTCTGGCATAGAGGCAAAGACCCAGAGATGCTGGAAAGTTTTATGGCGTTGGAACAGGTCAAACAACAACAAAAAGAAATTGAACAAGCCATGATCTACTACGGTAGGCCAGGGTTATACGGGGATTGGGTCAAGTACCAAGCAGAAGCCCGTAAGCAACGTATAGCTGACGCAGCGAAACGCGCTAAGAAGCGTCAGGAACTAATAGAAATTCTAGGATACACACTCGCGTTCCTCGTACTAGGCGTAGGACTTACCGCGCTGATTTGGTTCGCAGTGTACCTAAAGAACCACGGAGGCTGACATGATCGCCGCTTTAATCCCTCAGTTACTGCCGCTTGTCGGTCAGGTGCTGGACAGAACGATACCGGATAAGGACGCGAAAGCTAAAGCCTTACAGGATATCGAGAAGAACTTGGTAGATAATGCAACAAATATCTCTCTCGAAACAATTAAGACAAATCAAGTTGAAGCGTCACACAGAAGCGTATGGGTGGCGGGCTGGCGACCGGCGATTGGCTGGGCGTGTGCTTTGGGGATCGGCTGGTTATTTATCGGTCACCCGATTGCTACATGGCTGGCTATGCTCACTGGCAACGACAGCATGGTTATGCCTACCATACCTACTGATATTCTTCTCGAATTGACATTTGCAATGTTGGGAATGGCTGGTCTTAGAACTTTCGAAAAGATCAAGGGGATAGCCAAATGAGTAAAGGGCCAGCCAAAGGTAAGGCTAAGTTAAAGATAACGGCAGATGGTCGAAGGGTTTCTTACGGACAAGCTGGCAGGGCTAAAGATGGCTCTGCCCGTGTCCAGCCCGGAACATCTAAAGGTGATGCGTATTGTGCGCGTTCTAATGCACAGATGAAGCAGTACCCAAAAGCCGCAAGAGATCCCAACAGTCCATTACGTCTCAGCCGGAAACGGTGGGGCTGTAGTGGCAATTCATCGACAGCATAAGGAGTTATTATGCCAAAAGTAAAAGGTAAATCTTATCCATACACCGCTAAAGGTAAAGCCGCCGCAAAGAAAGCCGCAGCGGGCATGAAGAAACCGGCGGGCATGAAGAAACCAGCTAAGAAGAAGTAACATGGCGGGTAAAGGACTGTATGCCAACATCCATGCCAAGCGTAAGCGTATAGCTGCTGGTAGTGGTGAAAAAATGAGGAAGCCGGGAAGCAAAGGCGCACCGACTAAAGCCAACTTTACGAGGAGTGCGAAGACAGCGAAGAAGAAATGACACCAGACATCATCCTACACTTAATAACGATGATAGCTGTAGTCATCAACACTTCGATAAACGTGATCCTATACAGAGACAGGAAGAAGAAATATGAGCGAGACTAGAGGTTCATTCTGGAGTTACGCTTGGAAAAACACGAACTACAAACGTAGTCGCTTCGCCCGTAACCACAACAACATATACACCCGTCAGAAGAAAGATGATGACGAGGGGATGCTACAGAAAGCCCAAGACGGCTGGAACTATATGACTAACTATATAATGACAGGAAAAGGTAATGACTGATTCAAAGTTACTGCGTGACAAGTTGTTAAACCGGCTTGTCGATATTGTTGATGACGAAGAATTATCACCCTCGATGGTGTCAGCGGTTGTCAACTTTCTGAAAACATTTCCGCCTCATGAAGAGATGGAAGACTTACCGACAGCAAAGAAGATTGCAGAGTCACTGAAGAAGTATCAGAACGTCATGCCATTCGATGGTGGAGCGCACTGATGGCACGTTCAGGTCTGGGCGATGGTACTGCCGGTAAAAGTACCACACCGGTCATGATACAAGACCCTATGGCTATTAAATCACCGGCGGCACAAGCCGCACAGAAGGTGACCAGCAATATGCAACAGCAAGCGCAAGGATCATCCAGCGCAAAGACCATGACAACAGCTAAAGGTGGCGGTGGAACAGTAGGTGAAGCTAAGTCCGCGATGCTACCACGTCAGGAAAAAGACGCGATGGCTGGTACTGTCAATGGTGTCAGCGCGAATATCGATGGATACAGGCGCATCAACAAGCGGCGGTATACAGCTAGAGGTGCTAAACCGTCACTACTTACAGGAAGATAGTATGCTAAACCCACTACTGATTGACGGAAAACCACACTGGAAGAGTACATTTCCACAAGAGGTGTGGGGAGCATATGGCGACTTTAGAAACTTTTTGTTTCTCGTATGGCAGCATCTGGGGCTACCAGAACCTACACGCGCTCAATACGAGATAGCACACAGACTTCAGCATGGCGTAGATACGGCGGAACTGGCCAACGGGCTAACAGTAGAAGGGCCACGGGAAGACATTATTCGTTGTTTCCGTTCCCTTGGAAAATCATACATCACGTCCGCTTACGCCATCTGGAGACTCATGCGAAACCCTAGAGACGAGAAGATCCTCGTTGTGTCAGCGACCGGCTCTAAAGCTAAAGAGTTCGTGGCGCAGACCAAGGGTATACTTGAGTCTATGGAACTCGTTCAGTGGCTGTTAGAAGGCCCGCGGGAGTCCGGAGCAAACAGACGCGACATGGCTGACCAGTTCGATGTAGCTGGCGGTTCTCTGTCGCAATCGTACAGTGTTGCCGCCAGAGGCATCACCGGTCAGATAACAGGTAGTCGTGCAACGCTGTTGGTTGCCGATGACATCGAAGTGGAACGTAACAGTCTAACTGAAGAGGCGAGGCAACGGATCGTCAGGGTAATTCAGTCAGACTTCGTTCCGATTACTAAGACAGAACACGGTAAGGGTGACATCATCCTACTAGGTACACCACAGACAGAAGAGTCAGTGTACAACAAGCTGGTCACAGAGATGGGCTTTAACTGCTTTACGATCCCTGTACGCTATCCGACCGCCGATAAGATGAAGAACTACCTGATGACTGACAACCATACTGGTCAGGAAAAGGACATCCTTGCGCCTTACCTACAGGCTATGTTTGTAGATGAAGAACTATCGTATGGTGACACCACAGACCAGCGGTTTGGTAACGAAGAACTCATGAAGATTGAGGCTAAAGGTAAAGCATCATTCGCATTGCAGTATATGCTAGACACTAGCTTGTCAGATGCGGAGAGATACCCGCTGCGCCAGCATGACCTCATTGTGATGTCGTGTAACTTCCAGAAAGCACCGCTGACAGTACAGTGGGGAAGACATAACGATAAGCATAACTACATTAAGGACATACCGAACTTGGGGTTCTCTGGTGACCACTTCCTTCGCCCGCTGTTTGTAGACAGTAGCTGGGAAGACTATGAGTCTAAGGTACTGTTCGTTGACCCATCAGGACGTGGTGCAGACGAAACTGCATGGGCTGTCGTAGGGGTACTGAACGGTATGCTGTATGTACTGCATATAGGTGGCTACGCGGCTGACCCCGCTGATGCTATGCTGAAGATTGCTATGGATGCCAAGAAGTATGACGTACAGACCGTAGAGGTCGAGCCGAACTTCGGGCAGGGTATGTGGATCACGGCGTTCCAACCGATACTAAGTAACGTATGGCCTGGGGGTTGTACGGTAGTCGAATCTGAGTGGGCTAAAGGACAGAAGGAACAACGTATCATCGATACGCTAGAGCCTGTCATAAGCGCACACAGACTAATCATTGATGAAGACCTAGCGAGGACAGAAGCCCGTGCCGATGACCATAGGTACTCATTTCTATATCAACTAACACATATAACAAGAGACAGAGGCGCGTTGAAACACGATGACCGCCTTGATGCACTAGCCGGTGCTGTCGCTCACTACATGAGGTCGATGGCACAAGACGTAGATCAGGCAGCCCAGGGTGTCAGGGATCAACGGATGCAAGAAGAGATCGATGACTTTATCGATTGGCATCAAGGGGGCGGACGTATGTTCCGTGGAGTTAAGCGTGGGGGTGAACGCACCGAAGTCTGGATGAGTGACAGGAAAGTACATGAGCCAATATAAGTTAAGCGAGAGATCACTGAGCCGACTAGAGGGGGTACACCCCGACCTAGTGGACGTTGTCAAACGCGCTATAGAGATCACAGAGATAGACTTTGGTGTCTCTGAGGGTCTTAGATCGTTAGCTACCCAAGAAGAGTACGTCCGCAAGGGAGCATCAACAACGATGAAGTCACGTCACCTGACAGGACACGCAGTGGATGTCTATGCGTATGTAGACGGTAAGGCACAATGGGCTATGCCGCTGTACGAAAAGATCGCTAGTGCGTTCAAACAGGCAGCGTATGAGAACAAAGTGGCTATCGAATGGGGCGGCGATTGGACTAGCTTCGTAGACGGGCCGCACTTTCAGTTGTCTTGGGGTGACTATCCTGTCGAAATCGAAGGACATCCGGTTTAGCCGTGTAAGGCTCGTACAGTGACCTTAGTACTACTGTAGTGGGTATGTACCACTCGCAGTAGACTAAGGCACTCACGGGGCTTCTGAGAGCGATTACGGGGATGATTAGGGTTAGACGCGCAGTAAAGCCGTGAGGAATCTGCGTGGACTCCGGTTCGACTCCGGACATCTCCACCATTTTCAAAAATTGCCATCAATTCGTATGGGGTGTTTTTTGCCAAACCGAATTGAGTTCCCCCCGTGGCCCCCCCGACCCTGGCTGGCCAGCAGCCGGCAGATTTTTTCTGCTGTTAAATTCGGCGCGTCTGGCACATTGCTGGCACATTAGCGACCGGCGACCGGCAATCACTAGGCATTGCGGGCGGTTAGTCGGTCGGGCGTTCATGTTATGGATATGATGGGCGGGCAATATCGGGCAGATAACTAAAAGCTGCTTGCACCATAACGCGCAAAACCGGCGGTTTTCTGCCAGATATCGCATCGATGCAATACACTGTTTTTTTTTATTTGACTGTATCGCCCGAATGTGCCTTATAATCAGGGCATGGGGCGCAATGCCCGCAAAACGTAAACAAAACGCAAGACAAAAGGAATAAAACCATGAACGCAATAAACACCGATTTCATCAAATCATTCGAAGCATTAGCGCGCTTAAAGCGCATCATTGACGTATATCCGTCATTCGTAAACTTGCCGGATGACGTGAAAAACCAGATTGTTTCATCCGATAAATGGTCGGCGGATTTTACCAGACTACCAGAACGCCTCTTAAATTTTGCCAATGCGAAAACCATCAAAGGCGAAAAGAAAGAAATTCGCACCGGCGTTTTATACCTTGCACCGGCAAGCCTATCGGGGCGCAATGTCTGCCCTATGGCAAAACTGGCAAGCTGTATTGATGGCTGTCTAAACACCGCCGGACGCGGGCAGATGCAATCCGTCCAGATTTACCGGATACGCAAAACGCTGTTTTGGTTTGACCATCCGGACGCGTTCAAAACGCTATTAGCAAAAGAAGCTGATAAGCTGATTGCCTATTGTGCCAAGCGCGATTTGACGCCCGCTATCCGTCCTAATGGTACTAGTGACATTAGATGGGAAAACCATATCTGGTCGCTAATGGTCGCGACTAGCAAGCGGGGCGTGAAATGGTACGATTACACAAAAATTGCAAATCGTATAATTCCAGATACCAGCGTTTATGATTTGACCTTTAGCTATTCCGGCGCAAATCCCCGCTATCTTAAACAAGTAGAAACCGCCATTCAGCTTGGCTATCGGATTGCGGTCGTATTCCGGACGCGTGAAAGTATACCGGCGGAATTTTTGGGAATGCCTTGCGTTGATGGTGATGACACCGATTTGCGGTTTCTTGAACCGTCCGGCGTGGTGGTCGCATTATATGCCAAAGGCGGCGCAAAAACCGACCGCTCAGGCTTTGTGGTCGATGTACAGTAGGGGGAAATTATCATGCTGATATTTTTACTAATCGGGTCAATAGTCGGTATGGTCGGCTGGTGTATTTTTGTCATGGATTGCATCGGGGAATTCCGGCGGATGTATAAAACAGAATACCGGCGCAAACTAGGGCGATAGGCGAAACCGGCGGCAATGGTCGCCGGTCATCCGTCCGGTAATCGGGGCGGGTCTGATGATGCCAGATTGCATCGCACAAAAGGGAAAACAAAATGAACGTGTTATCTTTATTTGACGGTATGTCATGCGGTCGCCAAGCATTAGAAAAGGCGGGCGTTCCTATCTCAAAATATTTCGCTAGTGAATTAGACAAATTCGCAATTCAAGTAACGCAAGCAAATTATCCGGATACCGTCCAGCTTGGCGATGTGCGGGGCGTATATGCTGAAAGCGGGCAATTGCTAACCACCGGCGACAATCGCGCCTATCCTATTGATTTGCTGATAGGCGGGTCGCCTTGCCAAGATTTCAGC